TGTTAATACTAAAACTGAAGCAATAGTAAAAGCTGAAGAAGAAGAACGAAAGGAAAAGAAAAAGACCACTAAAGTTGATGATAAAGAAAGAAAGAAACAGAAAAAAGAATTAGACAAGTGGCTTGATGATGTTTTTAATTTAAAGCTAGAACACCAAAAGCAAAAAATTGATAGTGAGCAAGCTTATTGGGATGCGATAAGGCAAAACAGAGATTTAGCTTTTGAAGAAGAACTAAATGCTTTTTTTGAAAAAGAAGCACAACGGCAGGCAATAACAACAGAACGAGAAAAAGATATATTAAATCAAAAAAAACAGTTAGAACAACAAACACAAGATGCAGTTTTTGGTATTGTAAGCAATGGGATAACGAATAGAACAAAAGCAGAACTTGATGGATTAAAACTACAACGAGATCAGGGTATAATATCAGAGCAACAGTTTGAGGTACAATCTTTAGCAGCAAAAAAGGCAGCCTTTAGGAAACAGAAAGCCTTAAACATTGCAGAAATAGGAATGAACCTTGCTCTTGAGTTGAGTGCCATAGCCCGTAATGCTGCACTAAACCCTGCAAATGCAGTAACAGGGGGTATTGCTGGACTAACACAATTAGCAACGCTTCAGGCTTTAGCAGTAGCTAGGGCAGGTTTAAATTCAGCTTTGGTATTATCACAGAAATTTGCTAAAGGAGGCCTTGTTGGTGGTGGTATGTTTGAGGGTAAGAGCCATGCTGAGGGTGGTGTTAAGTTCAGTTCGGGGGGAAGAATACATGAAGCTGAGGGAGGGGAAAGTATAATTAATAAGAGATCAACGGCAATGTTTAAACCTTTGCTAAGTGCTATCAATACCGCAGGGGGAGGTAAGAAGTTTGCTCTAGGTGGTATCACTCCCGATGCGCAGCTTATGTCTAGTGCATTAACGGAATCAGGGATAGGGGCAGAGGTAGCAAAACAAATAAGAGATATTAAAGTTATTAATGTAGTAAGTGAAACTACGGCACAACAAAATAGCATATCGAATGTCGAAAGTGAAGCAATTTTTTGAGGGTGCAGTCAATCTCATCCTATACTATTACATGCCTAAAGTAAAAGATGAAAGGTATGAAAGGAGGATGGCAGTTTGTTTTAAGTGTAGAGAGCGGAGAACAAGTTTCTTTCTCAATCTGTTTGGTTTATCAAAACACGGGGATATCTGTGGACAATGTGGTTGTCTTATACATAAAAAGTGCAGATTGTTATTTGAGGAATGTCCACTAAAGAAATGGAGATAGACGAATTTGAATATCTTGAGGTAAAAGATGCTGTCAGGAAAGTGCAGAACAGTCTTTTTATGCCCGACAAAGATAGCCTGATACGGTTGCTACAGTTCTATAAGAAGATGAACCCCCGTAATGGTGTATGCTTCACGTGTTCAGGAGATAGAGCTAAGATTTTAAAATATGCAGTTAAATTCATTGAGCAATGGCAAATAAACCAATAAAGAAAACAGTAATGGACAGGTTCAACAGACAGATCATCGCTGACTATAAAAAGGTATATGAGGATAATGCCAACCTTGAAAACTTTGTCTATTACCTTATTAAAAGGGGGTTGATACCGACAGAGAGGGCAAGGAACTATGCCATCGTCAGAGATTACCAGAAATATACCTTAGATACTTCAGGCACGAAGACAGACTTCTGTTATACTATGGAAAAGGATTATAAGCTATCTGAGAGCCAGATATATAATATAATATCAAGAAACCTGCCCATCTTCTTCCTTGAGAAGCACATCGACTATTCTTTGGAGTAACTATTTTCATTTTATTTGTAAAGTTGCATATACTTTTATTAAAGTCTGACGTATTATTACGTCATGAACACTACAAAAACTGATACTTGGTACAACTTAGCTTATCAGAATGAAACCCTACAAGTTGATGTCTTCGGAGATATTGGTGATTGGGGCGTTAGTGCAGAGTACTTCATAGGAGAATTAAGAAACGCAAATGGTAAAGACTTAGTTCTTAATATTTCTTCGCTTGGAGGTTCTGTTAATGATGCCTTACAGATTCATGACTTTCTGGCTACATATAGTGGTAAGGTAACGGCAAAGATAACAGGACTAACGGCATCAAGTGCTACCATCATAGCAATGGGTGCTAAAGAGGTGCTGATGTCTGAAAATGCTCTTTTCCTGATACACAATGTATGGAATCCCATGACGGGAGGCAATGCCGATGACCTACAATCTGAAGTTGATTCATTGAGGAAGATAGACGAACTGCTGATAAATATCTACAGGAAGAAAACTAAGAGGGCAGCAAGCACCATAAGAAAACTGATGGAAGAAGAAAAGTGGTTGGATGCAGAGGAAGCCCTTAACTTAGGATTTATCGATAAGACATATATACCAAGCAAAGACATTATAAATAAAGTTATTCTGAACAAAATTGATGAGGATAACTTACCAGCATTACCTGATAGTGTTATAGGTAATTTTATTATTAATCAAAATCAAGACAAAATGACTTTAGACAAAATCAATGAAAAGATAGATGTCGTAATCAATAAGATCGAAAACCTATTTACGAAAGAAGATGAAGTGGTTGATACCCTGAACAAAGCAGAGGTTGAAGCAACTTTAGAGGCTGAACTAAATTCGCTTAAAGAACTTTATGATTGGCAACTAAATGAGCAGTCTGAAACGATTAATTCTAAGAACTCAGAAATTGAGAACTTAAAATTAAACTTTGAAGAAAGCTTAAAGGAATTGAATGAGAAGATCGAGAAACTTTCTGCTAATGAAACGGTGGTAGTGAAAGAGGAGGATGCTCCTTTAGAAGAGAAAGTGGAAGAAAACAACCCATTCGATGGTCTGGCTGAGAAGCTAAGATGGTAATATTATTTTTAAACTTAAAAATTTGTAATAATGGCAAATGCATTAACAACAAGCTTTAGTCATACGTACGCAGGAAAAGAGTTACTTACAGAGATTTTCTATGCGCCAGCAGTAACAAGCGGCCAGAACCCCTTTGAGTTGCACCGAGTAATGTCAGACGTGAAGACTAAGCAGAATATATATACGGTAGGAAGCCTTACCAATATTATTCAAAGTGACACGGGGTGCGGTTTTTCGGCATCAGGCACAGTGGCTATCACTGACAAAGTAATCGATCCACAAAGACTCAAAATAAATGTAGAGCAATGCGAGGACGCGTTCACTCAGACCATCTTCGCTGAAGCGCAGAAGTCAGGAGTTGATAGAGCTGATATTACAGGCACTATCATATCTGATATGGTTATCAATGCAGTTTCAAGAGGAATGAGGGATGATTTGATAAAAGCGGCTTGGTTCTCCGATGCAGCTTCAAGTCACGCCATGTATGGCAACTTCGAGGGTTTCTTCGAAAGGATTTTAGGCGGTTCAGGTTATTTACTTGACCTTAACAGTTCAGCCACCTATGAGGCAGCGGATGCCCTTGCAACTGACGGAGCATATGCGGCATTTAAAAACCTTTACGAAAACATGCCAGCGGCAATGCGTTCAATTAAAGGTGATTTAGTCGCATACGTTACATCTTCAGTTTATGACAATCTTTTATCTACATTGGAGGCTAGTGGTACTGATTCAGGACTACAAAGAATCCAAGATGGTGTTTCTCAATTGAAATTCAGAGGGATTCCTGTCGTAGACATGAGCTTGTGGGATGCTTCACTTGCTGATACATCTGCTAATCCTAATAGTGCAGCTATTGGTAGCAACGCAATCGTAATCAGCACGCCCGATAATTTCGTGGTTGGCACAGATATTACGGATGTAAATTCCGAATTATCAGTTTGGTACGAGAAAAAAGACGAGAAATATTACATCTCATCTAAATTTTTGTTCGGTACGCAGGTTGTATTTGACGAGTTAGTTTGTGCAGCATACTAGTAAATAAAGGGAGGGCTTCGGTTCTCCCTATTTTTAAATATTAAATTTAGATAAAATGAGTTTATCAGGAGGAATTGCACTAACATGTGCAGATTATAACAGAAGAGGCGGTGGCAAAGGTCACGTTTGGATAACAGACGTTACCAATATCACTTCTTTCACTGCTGGTTCAAGTCATGATTTTAATGCTGTAGTCGTTGCTTCAGGTACTTTTTACAAGTATCAGTACGAAGATTTTACTTTAGCCCTTACGAGTGAGGGGTCGAAAGAGAACGGGAGCACAGTTATAACCCATTCCATTGAGTTTACTATTCCTAAAATGAAAAAGGAAAAGGCAGCTAAACTTCAGGAGTTGGTGACGCTATGTCGGGCAGTAGTCGTTTTTGAGGATATGAACGATTCTTATTGGGTGCTAGGCTGGGATTCCATTTTGGAGGAGCAGGCAGCACTTACAATGACAGTCGATCAGGTCATCGGAGCGGGTTTGCAAGACAGCAATCATTACGTGATCAAGGGAACTTCAGTTTCAGCCGAATTGCTACGTGAGTATGCTGGCGATGTGACCGATGCAACCGATTTCGAACAGTAGAGATTAATTAGCTTAAAAGGGGTCTTTGCCCTTTTTAGGCTTTTTTTATATAGATCATGGCAACGAGAGGAAAAAAACGTATTAATGCAGTCGGTCTGGCAGTACAACAACCCAAGATACCTGTAGAAAGTGATAAGAGAAAAGACTTCAGAGGGGAGTGGGTACAATTCTTTAAAGATGATAGCAACACATTCCCTAATGACTGTGCAAAGAGGGCTAAGAGGTCAAGCACCCACAACGCCTTAATAGAATCAAAGGTAGGATATATATCAGGTGAGGGCTTTACGGCACGCAGAGGCTCTGAAATCATTGAATTAAGCAAAGAAAAGAACCTATCTGACTATATAGATAGTGTAAACAATCATGAGGAGAGCCTTATCGATGTATACACCAAATGTGCTAGGGATCTGGTCACTACGGGAAACTTTGCCGTTGAGGTGGTAAGGAGTGGCGGTCAGCAGTTCATCTTCCATAAAGATATAACTACGGTGAGGCTTGAAAAGGCTGATGCCGATAACAGAATCAACAACGTATATATCTCTCCCGATTGGTCGATGATAAAGAAGAATGCTAGGGCAGGGCAAGAGGAGAAGATAACGGTAGTGCCAGCATATAGGTATGGCACAAAAGAAGATAACAGTATCTATTACTGCAAGTCTTATACACCTGAACATTTTTACTATGGCACGCCTGACTTCATAGGTGCTAACCTTTGGATAGACATAGAATACAGAATACCTAAGTATAATTTAGATAAATTCGACAACCACTTCGCAGTCGGTGCTATCGTTGACCTGTTCGGCACTGAGCCACCATCGGGATATACGGCTCAAGAATATGTCGACGAGATCGTTAATAAATTTACGGGCGAGGGCAACAACAATAAAGTATTGTTTCAGATGTTGGATTCTCAGGAGCAGAAGTCAAGCGTTCAGATTCTTGATAACATCAGGGAGGGTGACTTTGAGAAATTGCATAACCTTGCCGTTCAGAACATCATAACGGCACATAGGTTTACTCCTAGTCTTGCAGGCATATCAACGGCAGGGAAGCTTGGAAGCACCCAACAAGTGCAAAGCGAGTTCGAGATAATCAACAACACCGTTATCCGACCATATAAAAACAAATTACTGAGGGTATTCAATACCTTAATTAAAGAGGCAGGCTTTGATGTGAAATTAGATGTTCATACCTCATCGCCTGTAAGCGTTACTTCACTTATTCAACCCTCTGAGGTGATGACAATAAATGAGCAAAGACAATTATTAGGTCTAGAACCTATTGAGGGAAAAGACGTATTACAAACTAAACAAACTCAACAATAATGGCACAAGTAGGAATAACAGGAAATGCAGCTTATAAAGACCAGATAGCGACTTCAGCAAGTGCAGCGACAACGGCAAACTTCAGTCTTACCGATAACATCTCAACATTTACTCATGTCGCTGTGCAAGTGGTATGGAGTGGATTAGATGCTACCGATGGCGTTATTAAAACACAATGGAGTATTGATGGCACGAACTGGGAAGACTCACAAAGTTATACTTTAGGAACGGCATCAGGGAGTGAGATACTAAGTGATGATGGCTTTACGGCACATATGTTCAGGGTAAGCTATAATAAAGGAACGAATACGGCTGGAACACTAAACGTTTTCGCAAACGCTAAAGACTAATGGCTGAGGGTAAATTCATGACGGCAGGGCAAGTGAGGTCAGAGGTAATACCTAATGAAGACTTCGATGAGGCATTAATTAACAATAAGATATTAATGGTTCAAAGGAAGTATCTTAGGGATTTACTCCATGAGGACTTTTATATAGAGTTATATACCCAGAATGATGCATCGCCAAGCACCCTGACGAGTGATAACACTACATTAATGGATGATTACATCAAGCCCATGTTAGCGCATTATGTCGTTTATGAGTGTTTCCCTATCATTAGAAACAACATCACAAGTTCAGGCATAGTAACCCTTGACCAAGAATTTACGAACCCATCAAGCAGGGAGGACTATGCATCATTGAGGAATCAGATATTAGCCCATGCCGATGATCTGAGGGCAGAATTGATTCATTATATCAAAAAACAACAAGAAGATGATAGTAGCAAATATCCTCTTTATGATAGGAAAGACAACTATCAGGCTAAATATGGATTTATAACTTATTGAATTATGACATTGGAAGATATAACATATGGTGTAGGAGTTGCTGGTGCGACAACGGTAGAGGTTTTGGAATATGTAGACATCTCAGTTTTGAATAGTTATATATATATGGCGGTATTGGTGGTTACATTAATGATAGGACTTAAGAAATTAATTAAAAAAGATAAAAAAGAATAGTTATGGCAATTACCATTAAAAATTTACATAAGGATTTACCTGAAGATCAGCTGCACGAAGCTAAGGGCTTCACAACGGCATCGAACAACTCTTATCTCAAGAAGAACAATGATGGCGAGAGTGAATGGTCGCAATCGATACATTTATCAAAATCAGCTTTGTCGCAAGACCCTACCCCGTTAGAGATGTTAAAACTTGAAGTTACTGATGATGGTGTTGATATGGCTGCTGGTCATGGCCCTGCAATTACCTTTTATGTCGGTGAAACAGGTGGTAGTGATTGGGGTGGTACGATAGGGGTTGTTAGAGAAATAGAAAGTGATGCTGATTCTGCTTCGGCAATGGTATTCCATACTGCTATTGATGATACTTATCCAGCAGAGAGAATGCGAATCTCTAGTGTTGGAGATGTCACGATAACAGGAGGACTAACATTAGGAACTGATTTAAGTGTTGCCAATGGTGGCACGGGAGCAAGCACCTTTACTGATGGCGGTGTTTTACTTGGAAGTGGAACAGGATCAGTAACAGCGATGGCAGCACTTGCTGATGGTGAGATGATTGTCGGTGATGGTAGTACAGACCCCGTTGCTGAAAGTGGTTCAACATTAAGAACGAGTATCGGGGTTAGCAGGGCAGAGAGTTTCGTACTATCAGCATCTGATGAAACTACAGCCTTAACAACGGGAACGGCAAAGATGACTTTTAGGATGCCTTATGCTTTCACTATTACCGATGCGAGGGCAAGCGTAACGACTGCACCTGTGGGGAGTGTACTTACTGTTGATATCAACGATGGTGGTACAACAATCTTGAGTACTAAAATTACTATCGATGCAGGCGAGAAGACAAGCACTACGGCAGCTACGGCAAAAGTTATTAGCGATACGGCACTAGCCGATGATGCTGAGGTTACTGTTGACATTGATGCTATAGGAAGTTCTACGGCAGGGGCAGGTCTTAAAGTTACATTAATAGGATATCAAACTACACCAGCATAATGGGAATTATAATTAATCCATATCAGGTACAGGCAGCAGTAAGTGCTTTTGACAATACTAAATCTGTTAATTTTGATGGGGTTAATGATTATGTGAATTTAGGAGGTAATCCAATTGATTTAACAAATGATTTCTCTGTCAATGTTTGGATAAATAAAGTTGATAATTCAGGAGGCGATGATGATAGAATTTATGCACAAATTGAAGATGCTGATAATCATTTTCAATTAATAACAGATAACGCCACGCAGAAGTTTGCCGTACTTTTTGAGGTTAATAATGTTGTTAAAATCAATCAATTAACTTATGGAGCAATTACTTTTGATGCTTGGACTTGTTTAAGTTTTACGTGGGATGGCACTAACGGAAAATTTTATAAAAATGGAGCAGAAATTACTACAGATGGTAGTACATCCATTGGTGCAGGAAGCACTTTTCAAACTAATATTGGACGAAGACCTGATGGTCATAGTTCTACCTATTATCAAGGTTTAATTGATGAAGTTTCAATATACGGTTCTGCCCTTACATCAGGTAACATAACGACAATTTACAATGGAGGTGTTCCTGCCGACTTAACAGACCTCTCTCCAACGGCATGGTGGCGCATGGGCGATGGAGATACATTCCCAATGCTTGACAACGAACAGGCATATAGCAATAGAAGTGTAGACTTTGATGGTGTTAATGATTATGTGGATTTGGGAGATAACAATGATTTTTCTTTTGGCGATGGCTCTACTGATAGTGCATTTAGCATAAGTGCATGGATTTATAGAGATGGAACAACAAATGATGGCATAGTAGCAAAAGACGCATCAAGTAATCGAGAATGGGCATTTTACATTTATAGTGGCACTTTGAGAATGGTATTGTTTGATAATTCTAGTGGTGGTTATATAGGAAGAAGATATGGCACTACAATTACAAATGGAGAATGGCATCATGTAGCTGCAACTTATGATGGTGGAGGTGCTGCAAGTGATATAAAATTATATTTAAACGGCACACAAGTAGACAATCAAGGCAATAGCAGTGGCTCTTATACTGCAATGGAGAATAAAGGAGCAGAAGTAAGAATTGGAAGCAAAGAAAGTGACCCTTTATATTTTGATGGCAACATTGACGAAGTAGCTATTTTTGGTTCAGAACTAAGTTCAGGCAATGTAACAACGATTTACAATTCAGGTACACCTAATGACATTTCAGCACTTTCGCCTTTAGGGTGGTGGAAGATGGGAGATGGTGATACTTTTGCTACTCTTACTGATAATGGGTCAGGCTCAAATGATGGCACGATGACAAATATGGCTTCAGACGATATCACAGGAGCGCAAACCACAGGAATAATGACAAACATGGTATCAGGCGATATTGAAGAAGATGTACCAAGCTAAAAATTAAATTATGAACAATTACACATATACAATTATAGACATCGCAGACCTTGATAATGTAAACTTCTCTGAGGTTCACGAAACAAGCGCAGAAACAATAAGAAAGAGTATTAATGGCACTAAGTTCGTTATGGAGTATAGCGAAACACCATCTTTCGTTACTGATGGCACGATAACGCCACTAGCAACCTTGAATCATAGTGAGGCTCTGGAGTTGATGGCAACAGATGAATGGACAAGCTCTGACCCATTAGCGTAATGTCAGGCGAAGAAATACGGAAGATAGCCAGAAAGTATCATAATCCCAAAGACAGGATTAATGAGAGGTGGCATCCCGTATATCAGGATGAATGTAAAAAGATAGCACGCAAGGCTCTTGAGAAAAGAATAATGGAGAAATATGTATCTAGAAAAATTAATACAGAAACTAAAAGAAGCACCCTGCATGACGGCTAAAGATAAAAAGAACGTGGCTATCAATATCGCCATATGTGAGATGCAGATAAAGATCAGGGATGAAAGAGCTAAAAATTGATATTCAATACATTGCTACCTTTGGCATCTTTGTAAGCACATTGGTAGGCTTCTATTACACAACCAGCTACAGACTTGATGAGTTAGAGAAAAAGGTTACTACCTTAGAATCCAATAGCGAGGCGGTGATCAGGCTTGAGGAACGACTAAAGAACGTACAACAAAAGACCGATGAGATATATAGGCATATTATTTCTTCTGATTAGTTGTGGCAGCCATCAAGCTGATGAGCCTGTTGTTGAAAAAGATACTGTCATTATTCACGACTATTTGAGGGGTAGTGATACTTTAATAATTGATACTTCAAAGAAATGCCAAAAACAGATTATTCATGAGCAGATGGAAAGGGTGTCAAAGCTTAATAGAAAACTTGAAAGGATCAAAAAAAGACTTGAAAGAACCAAACGTAATAGCAGCTATTAGAAAGAAAGGGCATGATGTCTTTGAGGGTGATAGTAAACCTTTCAACCTTAACATCGTAGCGGTCAGAAGTAATGACCCAAAGGTGAATGTCTTCAATGATCATATGCACCTGTGCTGGAAGTATCGAGGGCAATGGAATGACTTTAATTTTCCTATCACCTGCGACTCAGGATTGTATTGGTTAAATAATCCTCTTTCTAAATTAGGCACTGCCATCGTTAAGGAGGGTCAGTATAAAGGACTTTGGAAGACAGGATTACATAGAGGTAAATACTTTGCTCTAGTACAAAAGAATCCTGTTACTGTTATAAGAGATTACAACAAGGATGATGTCTTAGACTATGAATCAGGCGTTGAGGAATCTGGGCAATTTGGCATAAATCACCATCGGGGGAATGCCTCAAGAGAAAGTTTTAAGGTGGGCAAGTGGTCAGCAGGCTGCCTTGTCAACCCTCACCCTAGAATCTTTGAGATAGAGATGGAGATATTCAGGGAAGCAGCAAAGATATGGGGTGACTCATTTACATTAACACTAATAAAAGAAAGTGACTTATGAAAAAGAAGATATTAAAGAAAGCCTTATTAATAGGTAAATCGGTAATTTTTGGCGTAGCCGATAATGTGCCTGTTCTTAATAGTATAAAGGCTAATATAGAATCAGAAGCAAATGGCAAAGGGAATATAGATTGGCTGAGAATGATGACCGCAGTGGCCACTCTTGGCCTTATCGCAGCTTTCCTTATGGGTAAGATTACAATGGATGAAGTGGAACAGCTTCTCGACCTTATCTAAACTCTTTTGGGGGATAGTAATAATTTGGCTAGTGATGATATGCCTCAAGGTTTTGATATAAGCAGGCAGAGTTTAAATGTCATAAATGTCAATATGGAATATAAGAAAGGCTGGGAGCAGTTATTTCTATTATGTTCTGATGTTCATTTCGATAATCCTGATTGTGATAGAAAGCTATTCAAGAAACATTTAGACAAAGCGGTACAGGAGGGCGCAGGCATACTTATTAATGGCGATTTTTTCTGTTTGATGGAGGGTAGGTCTGATCCACGTAGTGCTAAGAAGATACGTAAAGAACATCTAGGTGCTAATTGGTTAGACAATATCATCGAAGATGCTGCTGACTTCCTTGCCCCTTATGCTGCTAACCTAATTATGATAGGGGTCGGCAACCATGAGAGTGCTATCCTGAAGCGGTCAGAAACAAACGTCATTGAGAGGCTTTGCGCCTTACTTAAATATAAGACAGGGCAGCCCGTTTATAATGGTCAGTATTCAGGTTTTATAAGGTTCATGTTCAAGTTTAAAACTGTAGGTGGCTTCTATGGTGGTAGGATGAGTAAGATACTTCACTATCATCATGGCTGGGGTGGTAGCAGTAATATGACTAAGGGTGTTAATAAACATATTCAGAGGTTAAGCTTCGTTCCCGATGCCGACTTTCATTGGATGGGTCACACTCATCAGGAATATGTTATCAACCATCAGAGGTTGAGATTAACCCAGAAAGGCAAGATATATCAGGATGAATGTTTGATCATTAATACGAGTACTTACAAAGATGAATTTAAGGGTGGAGCAATGGGCTGGGCAAATGAAAAGGGTATTTCACCCAAAAGAAAGGGTGGATTATTCTTGAGGTTTTACTATGATCAGACTGACAGTCAAGACCGCAAGCCAATAAAGGCAGAGGTGTTCAGAGTGAAGTAATGGGGTAATAACCTCAATTTTATAGCTTCAATTCCCCATGTTTTAATGAAATAATTTATGTACATGGCAAGGACATATGAGATATTTATGTACATATCAGGCTTAAAAAACCTTTATGGTAAAGTGGGGTAAAGGAAAATAAAATTAACTTTTCTTAAATAATACAAAAAAAAGAGTAAAATTCTTTGTTCTTATAACACATTGATTTATAAGGAGTTGTGCTAATTATACAAAATTAGTTTAAATTTAATTACCTAATTACTTTTTATTCTTGTTAATTATTATTAACTTTATAACATGACAAACAAACAAAACATAAACAAAAATTTAGAAATCATGGAAAACGATATTAAAACAACCGATGCCAAATTCTTTGTAATTGAAAATGATTTTTGTGGTTATTTAGAATTTAATAAAAGACGAGAAGAAATCTCATTCATTGACAAATATGGATATGCTGATGAATATTGTTTTGTTGGCACATATAGCAGATTACAAGATGCCATGAATGATTTATTTGATTTTTTTAAAAGACCTGATTTTGAAGATTATGTTGAAGAAAAATCAAAATATAGTATTTATTTTATTCAAGTAAAAAATGGCAAGAAAACAGAAAAGAAAGTTTTTAATATAAGAGCAAAAGATATTGAGATATATATGAATTATTAATTTCAACCAACCTCAACCCCCAGCCTGCCCTCGTTAGTTCGTTGGCGGGCATTTTGGGTAACTAAACTTAAACATTATGATATTAGTAGAGAACCATATAATATATCAGTTTGAAGATGCTTTAAGCCTTTTTGAAATAACTGTTTTAAAAATTGAGGAGGGTGACTTCTGGAGTAAAGTATTTGTAAGCGAACAAGACGAAGATCAGGCAATAAGATTATTAAACAACTTAAACTAAACAACATGGAATTTTTTATTACTTACGGATTATTCGGGATCATATTTATGAGTGCTTTATTCCTTACTCATGGAGTCCTGAAATACCTAGACAAAAAAGGAATTATCGACATACAAAAAATCATTAAAGACATTGAAAATGAAGACTAAAAACCTAATGATCAACTACGCCAACCAAATGAGGGCGGTATTGTTAACTAAGTGCCATGAGTATGAAGATGAATGGCTTATAGGGTGGTATGCCAACAGGCAAGAACTTCCAGAGTACCAGAACCTGTTTATCGTTGATGAATATGATGAGGATGAAAGAGGCTGGAGGTATTCAATAAGTAAAGAAAAAAATAATTTATATTGAATAATTTTTATTAACTTTGTTAAATATTTTTAAACTAAAATAATACTATTATGAAAAAGCCAATAAAAGAAATACAAAAACGAATGAATGATATAAACACTTTTCAATGCTGTGAGGGTGAAATATATTTAAGGGGAAAAGATGAATATGGGAAAGATTTTACCATATGTTTTGATGCTTATGATTTTCTAGAATGGGTAGATATTGAATATATAAAAAAGCAGACAATAAAGCACATAGAAAAAATTTAATTTATATTATTATTTAACTAAAATTAATTATTATGAAAAACACAGAGAGATTGAAAGAACTGGCGCAAAGCTACGAATTAACGGGAGAAGACTTCTTTAAGCACCCGACATTCGGGTTCGTGATCATCACAAGAACAGGTATCGAAAAGATTGCTGGTGTTGATAATATACAAATCACTTATGAGGTTGTAAAATGTGATGCCGACTTTGTAGTCATCAAAGCAATAGCAACGAAAGGTAAGGCAAGAATTGAAAGCTATGGCGAAGCTAACAGTAAGAACTGCAAGACATCTTATTTTGTGGCGATGGCAGAAAAGAGGGCTATGTCACGAAGCGTTTTGAAGCTTTCAGAATTTTATCGATTGGGGGTATATAGCGAAGTTGAGGCAGAAGAATTTAAAAGACCATCTAAAGCGAATAGCCATGCAGTCAGAAGTTAAGGAATTTAAACTGCCCACAGAGTTGAGGCAGATAACAATGGATGCCAGACTAAGACAAGAGATCATAGTGGCACTAGGCACTTATAAATACAAGGTCTTAAATTCTAAAGATGCATTGAATGATGTGACAGATACTATTATTGAACTTATTAAATACTACGAAGATGCGAAATATACGAATATCACAGAGCCTCATTAAAGAGGTACAGAAAGAGGGCTGCGAGTTAGCAGTCAAAAAGATGCTTGAGGGCGAAAGGACAGAGCCTACAGAGGCGATGCTTTCAGGCTTATACTTTGAACATTATTTAATTGGAAGTACAAGGGGTGGCGAAGTTCCTGAGTTCAAAGCTTTAAAAAGTGGCAACAAGCCAAAGGCAGAACTTGATCTTATAGACCTTATTGACAAGTCTAAAGAACTACTAACGGCAAATGATATCATTATAGATGAGGTGCAACCTGAGTATATACACAAAGATATTGTTGCCCATCTTGATGCAGTTGGTAGTGTTAGGGGTGAGAAATGCCTTATCGATATCAAATGGACAGGCACAAGGGAAGACGATAAGTGGAATGGCTGGGGTGATCCTTTAATGAAAGATGAGGCTCACATTCAGGCCAATCATTATACATGGACTTATATGATGGCAACGGGGAAGCACCTACCTTTTTACTTTATTGTTTTTGGTAAGAGTGGGTGGTGCAAGCTGATACGTTTTAATTGCGGTGAGAGTGCATTACAGAGGCATGAGGGCATTATAAATGAAACGAGGGATAAGGTGAACCAAATGATAAAAGATAAATTTAAATACGAGGCTCATCTTGGCTTATGTTCCAAGTGCTGGTACAAAGATACCTGTAAGAGTTTCAGCAATCATTTACAAATCGATAAAATAGAACTGTTATGAATAAGGAAACGATAACAAAATTGCAGTCATTATGTCTGGTCAGTTTACAGTTGGCACAAGAATCAGAAAAGGCTTATGAGTTAAGGAGTTTGATCTTGGGAATGTGTAAGCAGATTGATAGCATAATTGATGATGCAGAGATTGACAACGATTATAAACAAAGTAAAAGAGATTGATATGGATAAGATAAAAGAAATTGAAGATTATTTTAAAATAATTGATAAACTTATTGACCTGACTAATGAAAAAAATAAGTCATATCTAGAAATAAAAATTCTGCTGGATGCGTACAGAAAAAAGTATATAAATAATAAAACATGAAAAAGAAAACTAACATACACCAGCTTTATGCGATGTGCCAAGAGGTAGCACAAAGAGAAGATATAACAAAGGAACAGTTGTTTAATGGTGTTCACAAAATTTATATTGAATCCTGCAACATACTCGGCAAAACACCGATGACCTCACGACAATGGGAAAGAAAGGTAAAGAGGTTTAAGGATAAAGGCCTGCCGGTTTATAAGACAGACATAGACGATCTATACGCTATAACTACGGCAGTAAGCACGTTTGATGATAGCAGCAATGATGATGTGCTGAACGGCATAAAAAGGATGTATGAACTGACAATGAGTAAACTGTGAAGAAACATATTATAATAACCCTTGAAATCATCTACCTTATGTTTGCGTTGGCACTCATAATGATGATAGCAGGGGTAATATTTTTAATTAAAACAATAAAAAGATGGAAACAAAAATTGAAGTTATAAAAGAGAGAATCGAATATAAGGGATTCAAGAAGAAGTATTTAGCTGAAAAGATGGGCATTAGTAATGTTACCTTAAGCTATTACCTGAACAAGAAAAGAAAGATGCCTTTGATCATCAAGGCTAAATTAATTGGATTGCTTGGCTTATAGCTTGGCATCCTTTTTTATTTAAGATTATTATTATATTTTTAATTTTTATTAACAAAACTATATTATTATGAAAGACAAATATGAAGATTGGGTTTATCCTGTTCCTCCCGTATGTACAGCTTATTGGAACGAAAAAGATTGGAATAAATATATTTTAAAACATGGGCATAAAAAACAAAGATTTTATGTATGCATGACTGATAAATTTATGTCAGGATGGGGTCATTCTGATGATAAAATAAATAAATTTATAATAGAATGTGAAACACAGGAAGAAGCCATTCAGATAGAATATGCTGCACATAAAAGACCTGAAATGAAGTATATTAATATTCATACTAAAATGCCCAGATATAATAAAAAGAATTATTTAATAAGCTTAAAAAAGTTTAATGAATTAGGTTCTATTTGGACAGGTATAAAATCAGAATTATGAAAAGTTTATATTTCCCTCACGATAGCAATGCTCATGAAGATATGAGGATAATAGAGTTAAGAATGTCTTATGGATGGGAAGCTTACGGGCTGTTCTGGGCGTTACTTGAGATCATGCGTATAGCAGACGATTATTGTATCTCTGATAACATAAAACCATTGGCTTATAAGCTACAGGTCAAGCCTGTTAAGTTACAGGCCATAGTTGACAGATGCCTTGAATTAAAGCTTTTAAGTAAGGAGGATAATATGTTGTATTGTAAGG